TTCTTTTACTTCCTATAATGGAACATCTGTAAATAATATTGCAGAAATTTCTATAAATGGCACTTTGACAAATACTTATGGTTCTGGTTTTAATGGATCTCTTACCACTGTAAATATTGATTTAAGTTCAAATATTCTAGTTGGGGGAACATTTACATCCTATAATGGCTCTACAACTTCATCCAATATTACTCGGTTAAATACTCTAGGTAACGTAGATACGAGTTATCCATTTATAAATGGATTTAATAATACTGTAAATTCAATATATATTGAAAATTCATCAAATTTACTTGTTGGAGGAAATTTTACATCTTATAATAACTCAACAACAACCTATATTTCACGATTAAAAGAAACAAATTGTTCTTGGATAAATACAGGGACAAATATTTTAGGAGCTTCCTCCAATTATTCTACTGTAACACTTGCTCTAACATCTACTGTAATGGGATTAGGTTCTGCTGGATATATCAGCTCAAGTCAATTAACATCCACTGTTGCTGGATTACCTACAACATTCAATTTAACATCCACAGTGATTGGTTTAGGAACAATTGGTTATATTTCTACACTTGGTGGTGGTATTTCACAAAACAATATAACATCTACAATAATTGGTTTAGGAACTTTTGGTTATGTATCTACTTCGCAACTTAGATCAACTGCAATGGGATTAGGTTCTCTTGGATATATATCAAGCCAACAATTAATTTCAAGTGTTGTAGGATTACAAAATAATTTAGGAACACTTGGTTATGTATCAAGTTCACAATTGGTATCCACAGTAAATAATTTATCACGCCTAGGATATATATCCTCAACACAACTTGCTTCGACTGTCATGGGATTAGGAACTTTAAAATATATTTCTTCTAGTCAATTAACATCATCTTTAATTGGTTTAGGGTCAATAGGATATATTAGTAGTTCACAATTAACCTCTAGCATTCAAGGAATACCTACTATAGAACAACCATTTTTAACATCATCTTTAGTTGGTCTAGGAAGTCTAGGATATATTAGTAGTGCTGGTGCATCTCAGGGTGCTATAACATCTTCTATTATAGGTTTGGGAACCTTTGGTTATATTTCTACAACACAATTAACCTCTAGCATTCAAGGAATACCTAGCCTTGAACAACCATTTTTAACATCTTCATTAATAGGTCTAGGAAGTCTAGGATATATTAGTAGTGCTGGAGCATCTCAGGGTGCTATAACATCTTCTATTATAGGTCTGGGAACCTTTGGTTACATCTCAACATCCCAATTAACTTCTACTATTCAAGGAATACCTAACATAGAACAACCATTCTTAACATCCTCTTTAATAGGTTTAGGAACTTTTGGTTATATTTCTACAACACAATTAACTTCTAGCATTCAAGGAATACCTAACATAGAACAACCATTTTTAACATCTTCTTTAATAGGTTTAGGAACATTAGGATATATTTCCACAACACAATTAACTTCTAGCATTCAAGGAATACCTAACATAGAACAACCATTTTTAACATCCTCTTTAATAGGTTTAGGAAGCTTTGGTTATATTTCTACAACACAATTAACCTCTAGCATTCAAGGAATACCTAGCCTTGAACAACCATTTTTAACATCCTCTTTAATAGGTTTAGGAACTTTTGGTTATATTTCTACAACACAATTAACCTCTAGTATTCAAGGAATACCTAATATAGAACAACCATTTTTAACATCTTCTTTAATAGGTTTAGGAACATTAGGATATATTTCCACAACACAATTAACCTCTAGCATTCAAGGAATACCTAACATAGAACAACCATTCTTAACATCCTCTTTAATAGGTTTAGGAACTTTTGGTTATATTTCTACAACACAATTAACCTCTAGCATTCAAGGAATACCTAACATAGAACAACCATTCTTAACATCCTCTTTAATAGGTTTAGGAACTTTTGGTTATATTTCTACAACACAATTAATCTCTAGCATTCAAGGAATACCTAACATAGAACAACCATTTTTAACATCCTCTTTAATAGGTTTAGGAACCTTTGGTTACATTTCTACTGCTTCTCTTTACTCATCAATCCAATCTTATGGATTTGTATCATCTTCCACTCTACAATCATCACTTATTGGTTTAGGAAATCTTGGTTACATCTCTTCTTCACAATTAATATCAACTGTAAGAGGATTAGGAAACATATATTTATCAACGTTTAATGGCTCTACAACGTTTCTGAGTTCAGCAGTTGCTAACATCTCTTCATTAACAGTAAATTCTTTAACAGTTGGTTCTGGAACAGGATTTGTTGATTTTGGTGCTGTAAGAGCACTTCTTGTATCAAGTATCCAAACAAATACGGGTATATTAAATGCTTCTTCTATTACAGGAGATGGATCACAAATATATAATTTACCAGCTATATCTAGTCTATCATTACAATCTACTATTGTTGGTTTAGGAACCTTTGCTTACGTATCATCTTTCAACACTATTTCTTCTTTGAATATTTCTACTGGAACTCTATTTGCTGGTCTTATATCAACGCAAAATATTAATGTTTCTACTATGCGACTTGATAAATTATTTGCTGGTCCTATACTCGGTGCAACAACAACACAGAATTTATATCCTTTTAGTGCTGGTGCTAATATAGGTTTTGGATCGAATACTGCGCAAGGAGGAACTTATGCGGAAGGACATTTTCGATCTACTTTTACACAAGTTATTCAACCGACGCTAGATAATGACGGATTTTCTAATGTAGTTATAATAAATGGTAACGTTTCTACAGGAAATATGTTTGTTTCAACAGTAGTAGGAAATACTATCACCACATCCAATATTAGTAGTTTTTTTTATGGTGGTATTGAAAAATATAACTATATTTCTACTGTAGCTTTACAATCTTCGTTAATAGGCTTAGGAAGCATAGGTTACATCTCTTCATCACAATTAATATCAACTGTAAGAGGATTAGGAAACATCTATTTATCAAGTTTTAATGGTTCTACAACATTCCTAAGTTCAGCAGTTGCTAACATTTCTTCACTAACTGTAAATTCTTTAACAGTTGGAACTGGTGGAGGTTGGGTAGATTTTGGAGCAATTAGAGCAGTTATAGTGTCTTCTATCCAAACAAATACTTCTTTATTATATGCTTCATCTATTACAGGAGATGGATCACAAATATACAATTTACCAGCAATATCTACTCTATCATTACAATCAACTATAGTAGGTTTAGGAACCTTTGGTTACATTAGTAGTGCCACATTACAATCTACTATAACAGGGTTAGGCTCAATAGGTTACATCTCTAGTTCGCAATTAACTTCTAGTATCGCAGGAATTCCTAATATAGAACAACCATTTGTAACATCGTCTTTAATTGGTTTAGGAACATTTGGTTACATTTCTACAAGTCAGTTAACATCTAGCATAATTGGTTTAGGGAGTCTGGGTTACATATCATCATCACAACTAACGTCAAGTGTAGCAGGACTTATTAGTGCACCGAAAACATTTATTATTCAAACATTTACATTTTAAGTATTTTTATTATTATTTCTATTATTATTTCTATTATTACTTCTATTATTATTTGTATTACTGTTTTTTTTACCTCTATTCATATATTGTAAAACACCAAAAATAATTACACTTACAACACCTGTAATTACTAAAACCCATCCGAAAAAGTTTTCTAATCCCCAGAACACACTTCCAAGATCAACATTTGGATCTCTTTCTCTTAATTTATTCATTTCTGTATAGGATTGTATTAAGAAATATATACCGATTCCTAGTGAAAACAAACCATTAATTAAAAATAATATGGGAAACTTAATTGCTAATATAAGCATTGCTACACTTACAACAGTGCTCCATATACTTGTGCTGGAAGAACTATCCGTAGCGGTCTCTGTCATTCTAAATATAGTATAGATAAGATGAACGCAAGTCAATTAACTTTAATTAAAGATGCGAAACGTCTTTTGGAAGATTGTTCTTGTTTCCGAGGACCTCAAGGTGAAACGGGAGCGACAGGTATTAGTCAAGTATTAATTGCCGTTAATATATCATATATTACCCATACTTTTGAAGATACTGGCGAGCATATTATTCAAGAATTAAATATCAATAATGCCCTATATTTATTCCCTGCTGGTCTTCCTCGTGGTTGGTTTTCAATCACAGCGAACTTCGCGGTTTATAATCCAGGATTTAATGATAAATATGATATTATTATAAGAGAAGGGACTAGTGGTCTAGAAGTAAAAGTGAACCTTGAACTGGCTGATATTCCATATTCCAACACTTCTGGTTCATTGTCGTTTGGGTATAAGTATACTCCTGGGGATGGTATTCCAGTTTTTCAACAAATCATAAAATCTCTCTATGGAACTATATATAATGTAAAACCTACTTGGAATATTGTATTTTATCCAGTTGCTCAAGGGTTTGACCCAGTAATTTTCCCAACATAATCTCTAACCAATTTACAGTTGAATAAAAGATACATCAGAATCATTTAATGAATCAACTGATAGATTAATTGTATAATTAACAACATCAGGTAATATTGGAACCACAACAGATTTATTCTGTGCTCTTTCTTTGTATTAAACTACTAACTCCTCGTAAATATTCTAAATAGTCCATACAGAACCATTAAAGATCCTACTATAATAAATATTGATGCTAATAAATTATACATATCAGATGTCTTTGATGAATCTAATTCTTTCAATGTAGATTGAGTATCAATAATAATTGCGCCACCCGCAATTAACCCAGCCGCAGTTAATAAACCTATAAACGCAGCTAAAATCTGTTTTGTAGAATACGATCTTTCACCAAGTGATCGGTAATTCATTTGAGGCATATAACGTGAAGACATTCTATAAAAGAAAAATATTTAATTATTTAATATTAGATGGATATTGAACTGCCGAATATATCAAACTATACGGTTGAATCTGATTTAATCTATATTTTTTGCGCTATTCTCACTGTCGATGTGGTAGTATTATTTTTAGCGAGATACTTCAAAGTTGGAGGTAAGTATTTAAACGAATGGTATGACAATTTCCATATTTTAGCCGTAATGGCAGATGTAATGATTATTTTTATTGGTTTCATTATTGCAAGATACATTTATACAACATTCTTCTTTGATAAATTTGGATGGAACGTAGTATATTTCTTGATACTTTTAGTTGTAATACAAGCATTACATGATATATTATTCTATGTTGGTGTAATACGCAATCTGCCAAAGGGAGAAAACGATATGATTGATACTTTTAAAAGATACGCCGAAGACCTTGGTGGATATATTATTGGAGGTGATGCTTTGTTAGTTTTAATGTCGGGATTAGTTGCGATGTTATATAAATATGCTCCATTCCATATAACAACATCTATTACGGCTTTAATCGCATATATGTTACCATATATTCTTTTTACTAGAAATCCTTATAACGTCGTGGTGGAAGAGAAGAAAGAAGATAAAAAAGTGGATGTATCAAAAGAAGGTTTTGAAGACCCAAAGTTAGACGCATATAAACGAATGGTTGGACTATAAAAATTTCTTTAATTTCCCTTCCTTATCAACATAAGATGGTTTATAATAACTTATATACAAAGCATATCTAGTATTATTTGAATCATTTTCTAATCCTCTATGAAGTGTTCTTCCATCGAATACAACAGAAGAACCTTTTGTTGATTTTATTATTTTTTTATTATAGGAAGATTTATTATTATCATTATTATAGTTACTATTCAAACAAAATTCTGTATTCGATAAATTATCTAAATAAATAATTTGTGTAATATAAAAAACTTTCTGTGAAAAATCATTTTTCGATTTTACAAAAATATCTCTATGCCACTTTCCTAGACCTGTATTTCCTTCCAAAGGTAATATACAAAATTCTTCAATTACATCTCCATAATTATTTTTAATAATATTTTTTAATAAATTATTTATTTCAATAAATTTTTTATTTTTCATTAATAAACTTTTTATTTTTGTTTCTAAAGTTTTCGGTGGAGTAATTTCAAACCTTCCTTTATTTCTTTCAATCAAATCTCCATATTTTTCTTTTAATGGTCTTTCCATTTTTTCTATCTTTGGTAAAATAGTATTTGTAAAATAATCATCCACTAAATCTCTTATATGTGAATTTGTAAATAGATCATCATATTTTTTAATAGAATTGAAAGAATTTATTTTTCTTGTATAGTTCTTTTTTTCTTTCATTACTTTATATTTAGAAAAAATTGATATAAAAAAATTGATATAAATATTTTAATAAATCATTTTATTAAAATGCTTTCCTCCTATTTAAATATAGTTGATCCAAATCTAGATATTGTTTTGGATGAACCTTTAGCATACAATTATTCTTTTCCCCTAGACAAATTTCAGAAACACGCTGTGAAAGCCATCAATCGTGATGAAAATGTTTTGGTAACTGCTAAGACTGGTAGTGGTAAAACATTGGTGGGTGAATATCAAATTTACCATTCTTTAAAAAAAGGAAAGCGAGTCTTTTATACAACTCCTATTAAATCATTATCCAATCAAAAGTTTTACGATTTGAAACATATGTTTCAAGATAACTCTGTTGGTATTTTAACAGGTGATATTAAATTCAATCCGAATGCCGATATTATAGTAATGACAACAGAGATTTTAAGAAATCTTTTATATAAGAAAGGCTCTGTTACAGAAAGTCTTGGTTTAACAGCGTCTCTTTCTTTAGAGAATTTAGATGCGGTTATCTTTGACGAATGTCATTATATAAATAACAAAGAACGAGGGGCCGTTTGGGAAGAAACAATGATTCTTCTACCCAGAGAAACAAATCTAGTGTTACTATCAGCCACTATTGATTCCGCAGATCTCTTTGCTTCTTGGTTAGGAGAGTTAAAACAGAAACGAATTCATTTAATTTCAACAACCTATCGCATTGTTCCTTTAGAACATTATGTATTTAAGAAAGATGAATATGAAAAACTCTTGGATTCCAAAGAAGTATTTTATCCTGACGCATACAATCGTTGGTTACGTTATTTAAGTGATCAAGAAAAATCTCAGAAAGATCATAAACAACTTGTAGCCAGTAGACGTTTAAGAGGTTATGAAGATCCTGTTATAGCAAAAGGTGACCAACAAAACTCATTTACACATACTTTAAATAAAACGATTCAACATTTCTACGATAAAGATTTACTACCAGCATTATTCTTTGTTCTTTCAAGAAAAGGTTGTGAAAACTATGCGTCAAAAGTATCAGGAACATTGATTGATACAAGTGATGCGGCAAAGGTGAAACACATTATTGAGTTTCATCTTCATCGTTATAAAGAGAATGTTCAGATATCACAACAATATTTTACTTTGATATCGTTGTTAGAAAAGGGAATTGGTTTTCACCACAGTGGTTTACTCCCTTTATTAAAAGAGATTGTAGAAATATTATTCTCGAAAGGATTGATCAAAGTTCTTTTCGCAACAGAAACCTTCGCAGTAGGTCTCAATATGCCTACTAAGACAGTGGTATTTACTGGATTGAGAAAGTATGATGATTCTTCTGATTCTATGAGACTTTTATCAACAGATGAATATATTCAAATGGCTGGACGTGCTGGACGAAGAGGAAAGGATACAAAAGGATATGTATTTTATCTTCCTGACAGACAACCTGAAGCGTTAGATGAAATGAAAAAAATGATGACGGGTTCAAAGACGAAGTTACAGTCCCGTATGAAATTTAACTACGATTTCATTTTGAAAACTACTCAGAGTCAGAATCTCAGTTGGGTAGATCTTGTTGAAAAATCCTATTATTACGCTCAAATTCAAAGGACAGTGAATAGTATTTCTGTAGAAAAAGCACATTTTGAAAAAGAACTTTTATCTATTAGTATATCGGAAGAACAAATTAATACTTGTAAAAAAGAAGAATTTTATAAAGAACAATTGAAGATAACAACAAATGCTACGAAAAGAAAGATTCAAGGAGAATATGAATCTTGGAGGAATAAAAATCCAGATAGAATTATGGATCCATTAAGAAAGATATATAATAGGTTTATTATACTAAATAAGAATATTGAAGATATAAAGGAAGATTTAAAATATTATAATAACTTTCAAATTACGTTAGAACCATATTTTGGTGTTTTACAAGACTTAGAGTTTATGAAGGAAGATAAGAGTTTAACACAGAAAGGTATTAACGCAACAGAAGTAAATGAAGGAAATGCTTTAATTATGGCAGAACTGTATGAAGAAAGAGTATTTGATACTTTAAATCAACAAGATATATTAAAGGTTCTTTCATCTTTTATGGAATCCGATGAAAAGGAATCAAAATCATTTGAGACAAACGATTCTGTTAAAAAGGTTTTGGAGTATGGAGAAAAGATTTGTAAAATGATTGAAAAGATAGAAAGAAAATATTCAATCTCTTTTCAAGAATGGAAATTAAATTACGAATATATTAATGTTTTAGAAGATTTATTTGCTGGTTCTTCTGTTGGAACAGTTTGTGAAACATATGGAATTATGGAAGGAAACTTAACAAGATTTCTTCTAAAACTCTTAAATATTGTAGATGAATTAAAAAATATAGGAACACTCAATAAAGACGTTTTATTGCTAGAGAAGTTAGAAGACGTTCAAAGTTATGATTTCTACAAAATTGCTATACCAGAGAGTTTGTACTTGCATATTTAATTTGAAATATAATTTTATCTTTCCATCCAACTTTTTGTTTATCTGTATAATATAACAATTTTACATTTGATTTTGATTCTAAAATATTTTCACATTGAATAATCTTTTTTAGAACAGGTATAAATATTTTTTCTTCATTTAATATTATTCCATCTAAGAATGCTTTTTTATTATAATAAAGATCGATAAATAATAATTCTTGTTCATATTTCTTTGCTGCTTTCTGTTGATTGTTAAAACGTTCTATACTAGAATATTCTAGGATCTTACCTTTTAAAGCCATTTGATTAATAATATCAACATAGCGACGAATAGGAGATGAAGCATGAGCATATGATTTTATATTTAACATAGCGTGTGTTGTATCTTCATTAGGTAAACAATAAGAAGCTGATTCATAACATAAATACATATAGGTATCTGAAAATGTTTCAAAGAGACTTGCTCTATCCAAATTTACTCCTTTTTGTTTTCTGAGTAGACCAACACCTTTTTCTTTCAACGTTTTTCCAGCAATTGTATTATAGAATAACATTAATAATTCAACAATCTTATGATTATCATTATCATTAGTTCTTAATCCGGTTAATTTATACACATAATTATTTAAAATATCGTTATTAGGGAAATTATCATACGTATAAGATTCATCTACTTTTACAAGAGTTTCTTTGAATTTACAAGTAAATTCATGTTTCTCGTCAAATTCTATTATAAGACTTAACGCTTGTCGTTCTTTATCTTTTACCAAACTCATTAAATTTTCAGATAAAACTGGAGGAAACATTGGTTTTACACAAGAACCATTTTCATACAGAGATGTTCCCATATATTCAGCATATTTCATCCAAGGATTAACTTCAATCCATTTTGCTACATTTGCAATACTAATTGCTAAGCCATTTTCTAACAATGTAAAACAATCATCAATATCTTTACAACCTTCAGGATCAATATTAAATGTGAAACCATTTAATAAGGGCACTTCTTTTTTAGGAACTATAATATTTGGAATAATCTTTGTCCATTTATAACCATTCGCTTTTAAGAACGATGCTTTCTTTTCTGCTTCATAATCACCACAATCTCCTAATAAATCCATAAAGTTTCCTTTTGGAAATTCAGAGTTCTCAGGCCAAGATTCTAACTTAAATGTTATTAATTTATTTTTAACATTATCTATAATTTTTGACCCAATATAAAATGGTGGATATATTTCATCCAATGGTTTACAAAGATATATAGGATTTGCTTTCCCTGTAAAACCATATTTTGCCCCCGTTGTCTGAAGTATTCCCACCAAGAGAGGGTGTTCGATCCTCCTAGATAAACTACACCCTGAATCTGTAGATATAACAATATCATAAGGGAGACACTTATTAGCATTCTTTGCTCCTTCAAAATGATTACCATTAATTTGAAAATAACCGTATTTCTTTTTAACGATTAATACAGACATTTGATTAAAAATATTATTTGCTTTTTAAATTATCAATTTTTTAAATTATTCTCAAGATAATGTTTTCTACAAAGAGATTCATATTTATCTGAGCCACCTACATCAACTAAAGAAGAATTATCTACTATTTTAGAACTAAATATAGCATCATTTACTTCATTTTCATCGCTACATTTTTTACATATTGCTTTTAACTTAACAATACGATCAGCAAGAGGAACTAAATTTAATACTTCTCCAAATGGATTTCTATTTGCATCTCCATCTAATCCAGCAACAATAAGATGTTTCTCATGAATATCTACCGCCATAACAACAAAATCTACAAGATTTTTATGGAATTGAGCTTCTTCAATAATAATCACTTTTGCTTGTAAGAAATCTTCATGAATCATGGCATCAAATAAATCTTCAAGAGCAATATCTGCTTTATATGATTCTTTTGTATGATTTACAATCATTGGTTCATCCGAATAACGTTTATCAAATACCGAAGTAATGATGAAAATGGATGAACCAATTTCTTTATAAGCACGAATACAGGAAAGTAGATACGACGACTTTCCTGAAAACATTGGTCCTATTACCAAATTGAGACTCATATTATTAATAATAATATATTTCATTTATGTTTCAATTTTTATAATTTACGTCGACGTGTTTTTTTCACCTTTTTAGATTTTTTAGATTTACGTGTTTTTCTTTTACCACCAGAAGTAGGTATCAATGGTCTTATTACAGTGCTTACCCATTGGTCAAATAAAATATTTATTGGAGTAGTTTGTGCTAATTGAAAATCTTGTTCATATAACGAAGCAATATAAGAACTTAAAGAATTTGGAGGAATAGGATACATTTCTTGTGATAAATTCGCATATGTACAATTACCAGTCATAATATAAATAAAATTTGATTGGGGGAAACCATCTACTAATTGAATATCAGACGAATCATTTTCATTTATTAAAAAATAAGGTTTATTATCAGGTGTTCCAATTGTCACAAATAAATTATATGTTATTCCACGACTTTGACAACCTTCTACAATATTTCCCATCATATCACTTCCTGTGCTTGTATATCTATCATTTGTATTATATAATCCTCCTATTGGAGAAGGTGGTGGTGCTAGTGGTGGTGGTGCTACTGCGAGTGGTGCTAAATAAGACGAGGGTGGGAGCCCACTAAAATATAATAATGTATTTCCACCATTTGTATCATTTCTATTTTTTAAATAATAGCTATATGTATTATTTGAATTTCTAACATTATCAATTAATCCCCATTGTTTCCAAATATTATTTGGAATAGCTTCATAAAGATCTTTTTGACTTTCTATAAGATTTTTGTATCTTCTTGCCGTTATCTCATTTCCACTTGTTTTATTACGATAAAAATATGTTATCCCATTTAACTGAGAATAATTATTAAATATTGCACCACATGTTAATTTAAGTGGTCCATTGAGTTGACCCCAAGATGTTGTAAATGTCCATGAAGCCGCCCATCTAATTAATGCCTCCCTATATTCTCTTGATACAACAGGGTCTAATATTATTCCAGAATCATGGTTAGTATTATCAAAATTATTATACCCAGTTGTCGGCAATCCAGATTCACTAATTAAAAGTTCTATCTTTCTTCTACCATTTGTTCCATATAATATGTCACCGAATATTGTGCGTATTTTATAGGGATTTGGTGTATTAACAACGTAGAACATCATTTTAGATATAGTTTCATTTAATTGATTATTGATATTTGTTATATATCGACCTACTAAACCGGTAGGACCAGGTGTATGATCTATGTTTGTTCCAACATTATAGATAGAATGTAAATTAAAACCAAAAAAATCAATTCTTAAAACAAAAGGGTCCCAATATTTACTATCAATATAACCAAGTCCACATCCTTCTCTTGAATAGGTTGAATAATGGTCAGTAAGTCCTAGTTTTATATATTTTCTTGTAGAAGTATTAATTTCATTACGAATAGGTATAATTTGATCTAACATATCATTTAATGCAGCAAAAAAAGGTGAATATGCATTTGTATCAATAAATGATCCACTAACATCATATGATTCCCAAGAGGCATTCGAAGGAATATTAGGACAGTTAGTATTTATAGTAGGTTCGCAGAGAAACTTTCCAAACGGCATATAAAAATTAGCTAAAAATATTTCATTCCCCAAAGAAATATAACTTATATTAGCACCACGAATTCTACCAGGTTTATTAAGTGCTGAAATTAATAAATCTATTTGATTTTGATATGCTTCTGCTTTAGGGCGTATTAATTCTCCGTTAGGGCGTACTTTTACATTGTCTTTTACATCAAGAGAGAGACTTGTTGCTAAACTTATTGTTATTTCAATATCTGTATAACCAAGTTGATCAATTGCAGTTAATAAGTTATCTAGTAAAAGCGCATTATATATTCTAAATTTATTTGTTAATCTGTATGCTATTTTTAAAGCAGGTATCATATTCGCAAGAGTATTCAGTGATGTATCAGTAAAATTACCATTAAATGGTGAGAATTGAGAAGCGCATCCAATTGGTTCTAAAATATCTAAATTATTTTGTGGCAAAGGAAGAATTTTAGGTCTTATTACAGTGTTTACCCAAGTATCAAGAATAGGGCCTATATCAATAGTAGATACATCTGTAATTTGATTGGATTGTAAATAAGAATTTAAATAGTATTGTAAAGAATTGGGATTGAGGTTAAGAGTATCTATATCTGGATTATTAAAAAAACAAGTTCCAGAACGAATAGTTATTAAACCAATATTATTTAGAATAATCCCATCATATGCTTTAATATCAATTGGATTGTTTTTATTTACTAAAAAATATGGTTTATTATCGGTGCTATCAATTGATACATAAAAATTATAGGTATTGGTATTAGAACAGCCTTGAATAGTATTTCCTGATACAGGATTAGTATTAGTGGCATTATATATATCATTTGTATTATACAGTGTTGAATTTAATTGTTGAGATTGGTAAGGTGCTGGTTGTGGAGCCCTTGTTGATGGTGCTGGTGCTGGTTTTGGTGCAGGTTTAGGAACAGGTGCTGGTGCTGGTCTTGGTGCTGGTGCTGGTGCTGGTCTTGGTGCTGGTGCTGGTGCTGGTCTTGGTGCTGGTCTTGGTGCTGGTCTTGGTGCTGGTCTTGGTGCTGGTGTTGGTGCTGGTTTAGGAACAGGTGGTGGTGCTGGTTTAGGAACAGGTCTTGGTGCTGGTCTTGGTGCTGGTTTAGGAACAGGTGCTGGCACAGGTGTCAATTGAATATTGATAACACCTGCATAATTAGTTTCACTATTAAATGTGTTTGGTCCTAATCGATTTATAGATACTACACGTAAATTATAAAGAGAAACATTTTGTAAAAGATTTCCAGAAGACGTAGTTGTAATAATATTATTCTCAGGAACAGGTAACCAGTTGATACCCCCATCTGTAGAATATTTATGTCCTGTTATTGGATAACCACCAGTATCTCTTTCGGTAATTATTACTCTTATAGAAGAACTTGTAGGCACTACTTCTAAATTTGGCCGTGCTGGAATTGTTGGAGTAGCACTTATATCTACCTGAGTAGGAGCACTCATACTAATTATTATTGATAAATTTTAAGGAGACGAGCAATTTTTAATTCACACCAGTGCTACCAAACCCACCAGAACCTCTTACACTCTCGGGAAGACTAGTAACAATCTTAATCTCACGAATATGACTCATATCTGGGGCAACAATCTGAAAGACTCTTGTTCCTTTTGTAACATTTGGATATGTATGTTCATTGAGATTTGTGACAGGAGCCATTAAAGTTCCTCTGTAAGAGGCATCAATCACACCTACCGAGTTCGCCATCATAATACCAGATTTGTAAATGGAAGAACGAGGAAGAAGCCAGTAATGAACATCTACCTCTGCGTTAAAGTAATCATCCGTGGGAGTTACTTTTACAAGTCTAGCTCTTGTTCCTAAATTTAAAAGATGAACAGCCTTTGGTGGAGCATTGTGACGCTCATCAAATTCGCTAGAAACTTTGTAATCTTGAACTGAATATAAATCTACACCAGCATTCTCATTGCTACGATTTGTTGTTGCATATGATTCATAGAATTGAAGACCTTCTTGAGTAGGATATAATTCAAGACGATAATAGGATTCAATCATTTTAGATACTAATTAATAAATAGTTTTTGTTTAAATCAAAATTACACATTAGATGAAAAAAAAATATACAAAAAAAATGAAAGGTGGATTACCATCAGAATTAGAAACTTATGATATATTTATTATAATGGGTCAATCAAATTCAGCCGGTGCAGGTTCCAGAAATCATGATAACACTGATACTCCTATTAAATATGGAGCGTATTTTGATGCTTCCGGATATTTATATAAAGATGATAAGCCAGATAATAGAATAAAAACATTATCACTTCGTCTAACAAATAATTTTGGTATTATACCAGCTACAATCCCAATACCACATTTATATGGTTGGGATGCAACAATAATGAATCCACCAATACAAGGAACTCCAGCACCAATAGTTGGTGTCAGCCCTTCTTATCAATGTAATCCTCTTGGATTTTATTTTACATTTGCGAAAGAACATTTATTATTAAACCCGTGTAAAAAAGTATTATTAATTGGTTGTGGTCGCGGAGGTACAGGAATGTTTCGTCCTTCCTCGGACAATTATTTTTGGAGAATAAATGATGATCCTACTTATAAATATACAAAACCTCCATCTTCTGGAACTTCTTGTCGTGATGCACTTCCTTCTGATCCTCAAGTTTCAGTGAAAAGTTTATATCAATGGTCTTTATTAAAAATTCAAGCTGCTGCTAGACAAGTACACCCCAATTCTAAAGTTCTTGGTGTATTATGGCATCAGGGTGAAAGTGATTCTGATTCTTGTGGAAGAAGCCAATATAGATTTTATATAAATGAGTTATTTACACAATTAAGAGCTGATATAAAAAGACTTTTCCCAAATTCATTGTCAAATGTTCCAATATTGATGGGAGGATTATGTCCTGATACTTATAGAAGTAATCGAGGACCTACTGGATTTACAAATACTAGTGCAAGTATGTATTTGATGAACAGTTTAATGAGAGATACTATTACAAATCGAGCACATGCTAATTATATAGCAAACACATATTATGTTTCAACTGATCCAATTATAGGATCTCCATTTACAAATTATTTAGAAGGTGATAGCACAAAAGATGCTTCTGGTAATGATATTACAGGAAATCATGGATCAATACATTTTTCTGCTACTTCACAACGTGAATTCGGTAAAAGATATTATTATATATTTAACAAAATACCAGTAGGTTCAAGATAATTTTCCACATTTTTTACAGATTTTCATAGCATTTACGAAAACGAATATATGCCAACAATTTCTTTGTTTTTGTTTAAAAAGTCTTTCCTTTTCTTCCTTCTCTTTTTGTAACGTATCAAAAAAATTCTTTCTAAACTTTTCCAAAGGATCATCCATTTATTCTATGTAAAGGATAGATGTACGGAGGAATCAGAGTTACAAAACAAAATAGCATTTTTAATTTAATTCGTGACGGAACGTTGGATGATTTGAAAAAACTTATAGAAATAGCACCAGATAAGTTAAATAATAAAGAAGGTAATTATAATCCACTTGATTGGGCTATTAAATATAAAAAAAGTGATATGGCAGAATTTTTAAGAAATAAAGGATTAGAAGAAATAGATATAGAAAAAGTAGAGATATATAAAAATATAACGTTAAATATAGAATATAATAAATCTTTAAATGAATTGAAAAAAATAATTATGAATAAAGATTTATCTTTTATTAAACAGAATGAAAAAATGGCTATTATATCTTTTTTAGCAAGTAATAATTATCTTAGAGATGAAAAAATAGATGAATTAATGAAACAAAAATTATTTGATAATTTAAATGAAGAGAATTCTATAGAAATATTAAGGAATAATATAAATCAAGATTTATCACTCTTTAAAATTGGTGTAAAAAATGGTGCTAAGTCAAAAAAAATATTATTCGGGGGTTTAACAATATTAGGATTTATTATAAAACATTGTCATTTACCAGATGATTTAGAAAGAATAAAACTATTGATTGATGCTGGTGTGGATGTTAAATTTCAAGTAGATGGGATTACATATTTTAATCATCTTTTAGCGGAAAAAAAACCAGTAGAATATTATAAAGTATTTGTAGATGCAGGATTAGATATAGATACTAAAATAGGGAGTATGGGATTTACTTTACTTTTTTTAACAATTGGAAAAAAGAATAAACCTCTTTTTGATTTTGTAATTGAACATCGAGCACATGTAAATCAAAAACTTACAGATGGTAAAACGCCTCTAATGATGGCTTCTTCAATAGCAAAGGATTTATATTATCTTGAAAAATTAATTGAGCATGGTGCTGAAGTAAATGCTGTAAATGATGAAAATGGTACTGCTTTAATGTTGATTGTTAAATTTGCTGATAATGAAGAAGATATAAAAATTATTAAATATTTATTAGATCATGGAGCAGATAAAACAATAAAAACTAATCATGTCAGGCCAAAAACAGCAATTGATCTTGCTCAAAATGAATATAAAACGAAACCAGAACTCTATAAAAAAATTCTAACATTGCTAGGGGTAACAGTAAAAGAAGAATTATGGAAAGGTTCTACACGTTCTGATATTGAAAAATATGATATATTTTTTGAAAAACCATTTGATTATTCTTGTTGCCCTATATGTCTTGAATATATTGAACGTAAAGAAGGATGTATGTATATGAGTCATAATTGTGC